AGGGGTAGTGAAACTTTTTATGATGGACCTCAACCATTAGAAGGTACACCACCATCATATACATTTGGACCAATTGATGGTTCTGATGCTGCTGGGCCTGGCGAAAACAAAACTTGGAAAGTTAAGCTTACCGATGGTAAAGCTCCTGTATATACTTCACTACAACAATCTGATATTAGAGCAGAAGGACAATTAACAATATCTGGTATAAAGGCTGGAGCAGATGCTTATAAAATAGTATCATCAAATGATAATTGTGCTATGACAGCTAATTTGTGGACAAGTTCATTCAAAGCAACTGGAATGAAGATAACCACATTTAAGGGAACTCAGCAATTAACAAACGTAACATCGTATCCGGCACCAACATATCCTGATGATTATGATTTTCAAGATAATGTTATTGGTATATTAGGATATTCATCGGCATCAATATTTACAACATCGTCTTGGATTACAACAGCAGCTAACAAATTCCCAGCTGGTAGTCCAGCCTCAATTGGAGATATAATTGGTTGGTATGCACCGGCTGTTAGTTCATCAGGTACAATTGTATATAAGGTAGATTTTGAAAACGATAGAGTATATGGTGGAAGACAAGTTCAATTTGTAACACAATCTATTTCTGTACAATTTGAACCCCCAGCTCCATATGATGTTAAATTAACAAATGAAAATTCATCAGCAGTTTATAGAGTATCTGGAGAATTTAGAACATCTGGAACGGGTACATTAGTTAGAGTATATAGAGGTAATCAAGAATTAACAAATCAGCCGGCAGGATGGAGTCCTATAACTGCAGTAGATGCATATGGTAAAACTGGATACCCAAATCAATGTAGGGTTTCTATATATACTAAATCATCTTGGCTAACTTTACCAAATAGTTGGTTAGTAGGAAGTTATGTGACCGGAGTACCTGCTGAAATGCCACCAATAACAAATTGGTCAGACCCACAAACAAATAGTATTGCTGAAATTGTATATCAAATTGAATGCGAAGGTAGACAAACCCTATATAAAACACAATCATTATCAATACAAATAGAAGGGTCAACTGGACCTGGTATTGTAATGAGAGGTGAGTGGAATAATACAACCGATTATAGTGGGTCTGTAGAAACTAAAAATACAAGAAGAGATGCGGTTATTTATGGAACATCTCCTGTAACTTATTACGCAGCAATAAGTGGAAGCGGTCCAACAACTTATAATAAGCAAGGTACTTTTGTTAATTATCACGCACCAACTTCTGGTGGTGATAATGCTTGGTGGCAATTTTTGGGAGAAGAAGAATTCTTTGTGGCAGCTAAGATTGCAATATTTGAAGAATCATTTGTAAAAAATACAATTAATGTTGGTAACAATGTTGGTAGTGCTTTTGCAAATATTGTATTAGCTGGAGGGCGTGATGACCCATATATGGCAATTGGGCAATACAGTACAATTGGATATAATCAAAGTGGTATTTGGTTGGGAATTTATGATTTAGGAGCAGGAGCTTATATGCCAAGACTTTCTTTATTGGATACCGCTGGGACTAGTTATTTAAAATGGAGTGGAACTGGATTAGAAATATCTGGAGATTTAAATATAGTAGCAGGTGGTGGCGGTAACGCATCAACGCAAGCATATGCAAACGCTTCAGCATCTGGTTCTGCTGCAACGGCATTAACATCTGCAGAAAATATTGCACAATTAAAATCAACATTTGCATATAGCGCCTCATTATCTAGAACTAAAGAATTAGCAGATGGTGCATTTCCTGGTACTTTTATATCATCTAATTTTATATATTCGCCTGTGGTTGCTGGGGTAGGTGGGTATTTTTCTGATACATTTAAAGTAGGTAATGGAGGTATTACATTAGATGGAACTAATAAAAAGATTTATATTGGAACTGGTACTTATCAAAATTCAAACACTTCATTTTATGTAGATAATAACAGTCAATTCTCACTTGGAAATAGATTATATTTTGATGGTACTAACTTAACTATTGCAGGTTCAGTCACTGCTGATAGTGGTTATTTGGGAGGTATTGATGGATGGATAATTGATTCTGGTTTAATTAGAAATAATTTATCTACTTTATTTTTGGATGCAGCTAATAATAGTATTTACATAAAAACAACAGCCGGTGGTAATCCTGATTTGATATTAAAAAAAGGCGCTTTATCAGTAATTGGGGGAAGTACTGTCAACGTTACCGTAGCTACAATAAATGATAGTTTACCAACAATAAGTTCGGCCAATTCTAGTACATATTTGAGTAATAGTTCTACTAAATACTATACACTTACAGCTGGCAATGGTACAGCAATTAATTTAACAGGAGCTACTGGTACATATTCAGATGGTGATATTGATTTTTCTGCTAATAACGTAGGAGTCACTCCAAATACACCTTGGTCAGGTGTAATTAATGGAGAGTTTGGATTTGATATATTCACTACAGATGACCCAACTGGTACTGTATTCGCATCACTTACAGCAGGTTACTTTGATGTTTCAACTTATATCTCTGGTACTGGTGCATCGGTTACGGGAACAGGAAACACTAATCAAACACTTACTTTAGAAGCCGGTATAACATATTATGCATACCCTTGGCATAGTCAATGGGGGGCTGTTATTAGTGGTAATGTTGATGTTTTCTTCGCACAAACATTCCCAGCAATACAATTAAATAAACTTAGTGAAATAGTTGAGTTGACAAGTGCAGGTATTCAAATTGCATCTGGTACAGACAAATATTTTAAAGCAGAAAAAAGTACATCAACAGCACTCCCAGTATTAACATCAAAGGGGTGGTACGAATTAACTGGAGATGGTACAAACTCAACTGTTCAGATAAAAGGTACAAGTAGTGGAAATGCAATTAATATAGAAGCATCTGCTGGACACATTAATACTAATGGTAATAACATATCATTAGGAACTGGTTTTACTAACTGGCAAGCAAGTAATGGAAAAGCCGGACAATTAACATATACAACTCAGGGTGGAGAAACATTCCCTACGGTTTATTTATTTGGTTTATATAGTCCCGGTGGTGGAACTCGTAGAGGATTAGAAATATCACTTAGTAACTGGACTATTGGTAGAGATACTTCGTGTATAAGGCATAAATATGATATTACAAGTTGGGAACCTGATAATTTATTAGATAAAATATTAAGTGTTCCAATTGTAAATTACTATTGGAAAGCTGATAAGGATTTAGAAAATCCTCCTATTCAAACCGGTGTAATTGCGGAAGAAGTAGTTGCTGCTGGATTTGAAGATTGGGTTGACTTTGATTGGCATTATGAAGATGAGGAAAATCCAACTGGAGATAAGAAATGGATGACATCTGGTATTGATAAGCAAGGATTAGTATTTGTTCTATGGAAAGCAGTTCAAGAATTAACCTTAAAAGTTAGGGATTTGGAATCTAAACTTAATTCTTAAAAAATATATACTTATATATAAATAATATATTATGGCACAAAAGACTGAACAATTACCAAAAGAAACATTAGACAACCTAATATCATACCAAACGCAGTCAAACGAATTGATATTGAATTTAGGACAAATTCATTTGAGAATTAGAGAATTAAAATTGGAAATTGAAAGATTAGAATCTGTTAAAGCAGGTGTAGAAACTGAATCTGATAAAATTGGTTTAGAATTTAATCAAGTTATCAAAGATTTAGAAAAAACATATCCAAAGGGTGAAATAGATTTAAAAGAAGGTGTTGTTATATTTGAATCTGCTGAATAAATAAATTTGGTGATTTCAAAATAATTTTGTATCTTTGTTACAATAATTTAAAATATGTCTAAAAAGAAGTTACTTTATGTTGCTCCTCATCTTTCTACTGGGGGACAACCACAATACCTATATAAGCAGGTAAAAGAATTCATTAAAGATTTTGAAATTGAAGTTGTTGAAATAAACAATAGTGGAGGTACTGCTTTTGTAGTTCAAAAAGATAGAATTAAATCTTTAGTACCAATACACACATTGGCAGAAGATAAATCTAGGATATTACAAATAATTGAGGATTTTAAACCTGATATAATTCATTTTCAGGAAATCCCACAATTTGATTTACCATTATTTGCATTAGACGTTATTTTTAGACAAGATAGACCTTATTTTATTGTAGCATCTACACATGGTTCATTAACAAATCCATCTGAAATAGTTTATCATCCCGATAGATATATTTTAGTATCTGAATGGAGTAGACAAAGATTTATTGAAACTGGGGTTGAAACTGATTTATGGGAATATCCAATTGAAGAATACACATTTGATAAGGAAGCTGCACAAAAAGAATTAGGATTAGACCCATCATACAAACACGTATTAAATGTTGGATTATTTGCACCTGGTAAAAATCAAGGTGAAATATTTGCGATAGCAAGACAATTAGAAAAATATAAAATTAAATTTCATTTTGTAGGAAATCAAGCTGGAAACTTTGAACACTATTGGAGACCTTTAATGGATTATAAACCTGAAAATTGTGTTATATGGGGTGAAAGGACTGATGTTGATACATTCTATGCAGCAAGTGATATGTTTTATTTTGCTTCTAAAATAGAACTAAATCCATTATCAGTTAAAGAAGCTCTATCATATAAATTACCTTCTATATTTAGAAAGTTACATACATATTTGGATACCTATGATAATAATAGTTTAGTTACTTATATTGATGATGATTTAAAATTAACTAAACGAGTTATATTAGAAACTTTACAACCTGAATTTAATGAAATACCAGGTTGGTTTGCATATACCGATTTATATAATGAAATGGTTGAATCCGCTAAAGGTGGAGAAACGTTTGTAGAAGTTGGAGCATGGTTTGGCAAATCAACAAATCATTTAGCCGCAAAAATTAAAGAGTCTGGTAAGGATATTAAATTTACATCGGTAGATACTTGGAAAGGTACTGATGATGAGGAATTGCATCAAAATATTGTTGGAGCATTTAATGGAGATATATTTTATGAATTTATAGATAATACAGTTCTATCAGATAACTATGGTACGTTTGATACAATCAAAGATACTTCGCATAATGCAGCTAATCAATTCCAAAATGGTAGTATAGATTTTATTATGTTAGATGCTGGGCATTCATATGATTCATTGATGGAAGATGTAAAAGTTTGGTACAACAAAGTGAAACCAGGTGGAATTATTAGTGGAGATGACTATGGTGTATTTCACGGAGTAACACAAGCAGCAAATGAATTTTTCTATGAGCAGTTTGATAAAGGATTTCGTTCATTCATTCGTAAGAAACCTCGTATTCAAATAAAGCATATGTTGACTAGACCAGATGATATGAGAGAAAGAGTATCTATTCAATCTATTAAACAATTGGAAAAATATGGTATGTATTACGAACCAATTGTAAACCAACCATATGAAGGATTTGCACCCGCTGAAAATTGTAGAAGACCTGAACATATAAGTAAAGATAATAAGCCGGGAGAATTATACCCTGGTGCTGGTTTGGGTTGGATGACTGGTAGACATTATGGTTGTTATTTGGCGCATAGAATGGCATTAGAAACTATGGATACTGAAAAATTTGATTACACTTTAGTATTTGAAGCTGATGCATTTATCTATACTGGTTTGGAAGAATTCGTTGAAATAGTACATAGAGCATGTTTCCTATCGGAAAGAGATAATGTACCATTCATATCATTTGCAGATAATCCATCAAGAGAAAAAGAAAAAATAGATGAGTTGTTTTCAAAGACAGCAGCAAATCAAGACCTTGCACATTGTTATTTAATTCCAAATAGAGAAAAGCAATGGTGGGCAGATAGACTTAAAGATTGCGGATGGGATGTTGGTGACCTTTGGTATAATCATGTATTTATCAATCACCCAAGACCAAGATATACAACAAACAAAATGTATAGTAAGCAAGCAGAGGGATTCTCTTTATTGGATTTAACAGTTAAAACTTGGAGTTAATGATATACGATAATTTAAAGAAAAATAAAAATAATATAGTTGAGGTAAAAAATAAAGTGATAATTCATTTTGTTAAAGGACCATATGTTGAAATTAAAGGAAACATAGATTCACAATACACAGTTAAATTTATAGATAATAAAACTGGAAAGGTACACTATTCTACAAATATAAAAAATAATTGTTGGTGTAAATGTAGTATAGAATATTTTGTAGAATGGAAAATTGCTATTTATCAAAATGATAAAATATGGCACGAATATGTTTATAATTCAAAAGGTAAACGTGTTTATATAGCAATGGATTCAAAGGCTTTAGGTGATTCATTGGCTTGGGTTTCATATGTTGAAGAATTTAGAAAGAAACACAATTGTGAAGTTATAACTTCTACATTTATGAATCATATGTTTGAAGAAAGATATCCTAATGTAAAATTTGTAGAACCTGGCAAAGCAGTTGAAAATTTATACGCAATGTATTGTGTTGGATTATTTTATAATGATGATAACTCTATAAACTTCTTTAAAAACCCAATTGACCCAAAGACGCAAACAATGCAAAAAATGTGTTCTGATATATTGGGACTAGATTTCAAAGAAGTAAAAACTTTAATTAAAAAAAGAAATGTTAAAATAGACACAAAGCTTAAACAAGTTTGTATTGGTGTATTTGGTACTGCGCAATCTAAATTTTGGAATAATACAACTGGATGGCAAGATGTAGTAGATTGGTTAAACAATAAAGGATATACGGTTAAATTATTATCTAAAGAGGGTGATGATTATATGGGAAATAAATTACCAAAAGGAATAGTTCAGCATCCAAACGGCCCATTGGAATTGGTTATGGATGAAATGTTAAAATCAAAAGCATTTATAGGTATTGGTAGTGGGTTGAGTTGGTTAAGCTGGAGTTTGAATGTTCCTACTGTACTGATTAGCGGATTCTCATATGATTGGGCGGAAATGCAAGATTGTATTAGAATAGCAGCACCTAAAGGAAAATGTGAGGGTTGCTTCAATAGAATTCGTTTAGATGCTGGTGATTGGAATTGGTGTCCTGACCATAAAGGAACGGATAGACAATTTGAGTGTACAAAATCAATAACATCAGAAATGGTAATAAAAGAATTAGAAAAATTCTTATAAAAACAAAAAAATCATATACTTATATATATAAACAATAAAAAACAAAATTTATGGCAGGATTAGATAACATTCCACAAAAACAATCTATTGAGATTGAAATAGCTAAATTAGATGAATCTATTTTAGATACAATAAACTCATTAAATGACAAATCAAATCAATTATTACTTGAGTTTGGGCAAATTTATATTAGAAAACAGGAAATAGCAGATGAATTGGTTAGATTAGATTCTTTACTTGAAAAGGGGGAAACTACATTTAAAAACACAAGTATTGAATTAAAAGAAATTTTAGAATCATTAGATGATAAATACCCAGCTGGAAGACTTAATTTACAAGATGGTACGGTTCAATATCAACCAGGTGCACCAACTAGAAAGCAATTGGCTGAACAACAAGCTCAGCAACAACAACAATCTTCTGGAAACGGAATGAAAGTAGTAAAAGAATAATCTCATATATTTATATGATATAAGGTATCGTATAATGAACGGATTATCAAATTTTTTAGCAGAATCAATATTATTGGAAGCGGACTCCATAAACAAAGTAATAGTTGTTTATTCGGGCCGCTTTCAACCTTTTCATAAGGGCCATTACGCAACTTATGATAATTTAGTAAAGAAATTCGGAAAGGATAGTGTTTACATCGGAACTTCTAATGTTACCGATTCAAAGAAATCTCCATTTAATTTTAAAGAGAAAAAAGCAATAATGACAAACATGTTTGGTATCCCATCAAACAAAATTGTCAATATCAGAAATCCATATGCACCTGAAGAAATTCTAAATAAATACGATGAAGATACAACTGGTTTAATAGTTGTAGTTGGTGAGAAAGATAAGCAAAGACTTAGTGGTAAATATTTCACACCATATAAAGGTAAAGTAACTGAACCTTATTTAGATAGAGGATATGTTTACGCATCTCCAGCTACTGCAAATCCTATAAGTGGTACTGATGTTAGATATTGGTTAAGTGCTGGAAGCGCTGCTGATAGAAAGAAAAACTTTACAAAAGCATATCCTAAATTTGATGAACAAATATTCAAATTAATTACCCTTAAGTTAAAGAGTTTAAAAGAATGTATTAATGAGGAAATTAAAATAAATGTAAAAATTGGAGATACTATTCTAATGGGTAGATTTAAAAATAAAAAAGTAGTTGTAAAAACAATAGGAACTGATGATTGGGGAATGCCAACAATCAATGGTAAGAAGGTAGCAACATTTAGAATTCCTAAAAAAGAAGAATTAAAAGAAGCTGCTAGTAATGCTGGTATGACTGCCGGTGATGAACCTGATACATCATTTGTAGCAGATGGACAACCTAGAATATTAAATAAAGCTAAGCCTGAAGGTTGGTATAAGCAAGGTGGATATACTCAAATAGATACTCCTAAAGCAGATTCTATGAGAGGTAGAGGAAAATCAAAAGATACAGAAACGCAATTCAGAAAAGCTTATTATAAACTTAAGAATGTAACACAAAGTACATTGAATCCTGCAGATGACCCACATACTGTTGAGGATTGGCAAGAAACCGAACCAAATAAAGCAATAGATAAACCTAAAAGATTTTGGGAATTGCCTGATAATCAAAAAGATACAATAATTTCAAAAGAAGATATTAAAGAAATAGTTTCTGATTTTGATTCCATATTAGATGAAATGGGATTTCCCGGCGGATCTGGTGTAGGTTTGAGTTTACCGGGTGGATATATTAATGGGGCACCTAATACTAAAGATGTTAAGAAATTAAAATCTAAATTGGATGGTGATGATAGTGATGAATATACTAAAGTAAAAGAAGTAACTACTGTAAAAAATCACATACCTGTTGATTCTGGTGGGGCAGATGATGATTTTAACAAACATCATAAAGGTGGAATGTACACACCTGATTGGGGTTATGAAGCAGAATTGGATACAATTGATTTTGATGATGATAGAGAAAAAAAACCTGGTCATCAAGCCGATACTAAAGATACACAAAATAAAGGATATGAGCCTGTTAAAGAAATGAATGATAAAATTCCTGGTGGTTTGGCAAATGGTAAAACTTTAATTGATTTGGCTAATAAGTGGGATTCTAAAGGATATTACGAACCAAAGCAATTTGCAGCAGAATATATTAAACCTAAATTGATAAATGGTATTAGAGTTGAAATGGAGCATACATCTGATATTAGATATGCAGCCGAAATAGCAATGGACCATTTATGGGAAGATATAAATTATTATCAAAAGTTGGCAAGTATTGAAGGTGATAGTATAGCTGAAGCAAGTGGTAATGGGGCTTTCTACAATGATGGTAACGCAACAAGCGGTACGATGTGGAATGCAAATTGGGATGATTATGATAATGAAGGATATTATTTAGATAATTTAGAAGGCTGGAACTTTTTTGATAAAACACCATCTGAAAGAGAAAAGAAAAAAGCAGTAGACCAAAAATTACCAATAGATAATCATAATGATACAACTGATAAGTACAATCGTATATTAAAGCATGATTTAAAATTACCACAAGATTTTCTTAAAGAGGAATTATTAGTTGAGGGTGGTGCTTATGGGCATATGAACCATCCATTTGATATTGAAATGAATCTTACTTTTGCAGATTTAAAAAATATTGTAACTAAAGCACTAAATGGTGATTTGGAAACTGTAAGAGAAAAAACTGATGGACAAGCATTAGCAATTAGTTGGGTAAATGGAAGATTAGTTGCAGCTCGTAACAAATCACACCTAAAGAACAAAGGTGAAGGTGCTATGACAATAGGACAAGTAGCTGAAAAGTTTGGAGGTAGGGGCGGATTGACTGATGCATATAATTTCGCAATGAAAGATTTATCAGCAGCAATATCAGCACTATCCGAACCCCAACGTAAGAAGGTTTTTAAGGATGGTGCATGTTTTATGAATTTGGAAGTAATATATCCAACATCAGTAAACGTAATCCCATACAACCAACCCCTATTAGTATTTCATGGTACGTTTGAATATGATAGAGAGGGTGTTATAGTAGGCGAGAATCAAGAAGCTGCAAAAGTATTAGGTGGAATGATTAAGCAAGTAAATGCACATGTTCAATCCAAATATACAATTCAGGGACCTCCAATGCAAAAATTACCTAAATCGGAAGACCTTTATAAATTGCAAGGAAAGTATTTGGGAATGATAACTAAATTACAATCTGAATTTGCATTAAATGATAAATCGGGAGTAGCTGATTATCATCAAGCTTGGTGGACAAACTTTGTAAATAAAGGTGCAAAGAGTTTGGATGCACAGCAAAAAATAGGATTAGTTAAAAGATGGGCTTTTGGTGATAAGAGTTTCCGTATAGCAGATATAAAAGACCCTAAGATACAAAAATGGGCAGATACAACCGATAAGAATGACCAAGCTAAAATATCAAAACAAAATCTAATGAGATTTGAGGAAATATTTTTAGGAGTTGGTGCAGACGTTTTATCATTTATGGATTCGGTATTGACAGCAAATCCAAAACAGGCTACTAAACAAATGTTAGCTCGTTTGGAAAGTACAATAGCAGATGTTAAAGCAAGTGGTGACCCTAAAAAGATTGCAAAACTTAAATTAGAATTGAGTAGAATGCAAGCATTGGGTGGATTTGATAAAATTGTACCAAATGAGGGCTTGGTATTCGTATATGGCGGTAACACTTACAAATTAACAGGTGCATTCGCACCCCTAAATCAAATTTTAGGTATTTTCTTCGCAAAATAATCGTTTTCTTAATTTTGATATACTTATATATACAAATATATCGTATATAGTATGGCAAAGGAATTCAATAAAAAGTTTATGCACCCAACACGTAGAAAGTTGGTTGATATGGTTTTGACGGGTGGGGAATATCAAAAGGAAACACAAATTTCATTCTCCGGAGCAGACAAAAAAAAGATAAAAAGAGAAGTTGGTGATAAGTGGACTGATGATAATGGTAAGTCTTATGAACAATTAGAAGCTGGTAAAATAGAAATATCTGAATTGGGTGATACTATGGCAGAAGTTAGAGCTTACTTAGATAAGTTAAACACTTGTAAATCGGATAGTTGTAAAACAATCAAAGTAGGTAGAGTTGATAAAAAATTAATATCTAAAACTGGATATTGTTTACATTGTCTTACTATAAAAGAATCTCAAATTAAATTAGATGGATTGTGGGAAGCCTATGAGGATTATAAAATATATTCTAATATGATTGGATATGGTAACGATGTATTATCTCAATTCAAACAAGCTTATAGAGATGCAAAGCAAACCTATGAAGTAGTTCAAGAAGATGGCAAGATTGAAACTTGGAGTATGGAGAGGGATGTGGAAGAACTTAAAGCAGAAATTCTTTTGGATATTGTTAAGTTTGAAGGTGAAATTGAACAAGCTACTAAATTAAGAAATGAGGCTTACGATAAATTAAAAGATAAAAATTACGATTTAGTAAGGCCTCTTAAAGATTAATATGAGTACTGGTATAACACAAAAGAAATCTTTAAAAGAGATTATTGCAGAAGAATACAAAAAATGTGCGGTAGACCCAATACATTTTATGAAGAAGTATTGTATGATTCAACATCCTGTTAGAGGTAAGATACCATTTCAATTATTCCCATTTCAGGAAAAGACTTTAACACAATTTAAAGATAATAGATTTAACGTAGTTCTAAAATCAAGACAAACTGGTATCTCAACACTTTGTGCTGGGTTTTCACTTTGGAAGATGATATTCAATACGGATTTTAATGTGTTGGTAATTGCAACAAAGCAAGAAGTGGCAAAGAACTTAGTAACTAAAGTTAGAGTAATGCATGATTTGCTTCCAACATGGCTTAAAGGTGGGTCTATGGAAGATAACAAACTTTCCCTTCGTTTACAAAATGGTTCTCAAATTAAGGCTATTGCTTCATCTCCTGATGCAGGACGTTCTGAAGCATTATCACTTCTTATATTTGATGAGGCAGCTTTCATTGATGATATTGATGAGATTTGGGTATCGGCTCAATCAACCTTATCAACGGGTGGTAGTTGTATAGCATTATCTACTCCGAATGGTGTGGGTAATTGGTTTCATCAAACTTGGTTAGGTGCGGAAGAAAGTACAAATCCATTTAATACAATCAGATTACATTGGACAGTTCATCCTGAAAGAGACCAAAAATGGAGAGATGAACAAGAGAAGCTATTAGGTACAAAGAAAGCAGCACAAGAATGTGATTGTGATTTTATATCTTCTGGTGAAACTGTAATTGAACCTGAATTATTAATGTTTTATAAAGAAACATATGTAATACCACCAGTTGAGAAAGGTGGGTTTGATGGAAATCTTTGGAAATGGGAGCATGCTGATTATTCTAAATCGTATATGGTAGTGGCCGATGTGGCTAGAGGAGATGGTGCCGATTATTCTACTTGTCATGTAATTGATATTGTGAATTCCGTACAGGTTGCAGAATATAGAGGTAAGGTGGACACTAAAGATTTTGGAAACTTTTTAGTAGCACTTTCAACAGAATATAATGATGCATTACTTGTAATAGAGAACGCAAATATTGGTTGGGCAACAATTCAGCAAGTAATTGATAGAGGATATAAAAACTTATTCTATATGAGTAAGGATTTAAAATACATTGATATACAACATCAAATGACAAATAGATATAGAAGTGAAGAAAAGGGATTAGTAGCTGGGTTTTCAACAACTTCTAAGACTAGACCTTTAATCATATCTAAATTAACTGATTACTTTAGAGAGAAATCAATTATAATTCGTTCATCTCGTTTAATAGATGAATTATTTACGTTTATTTATATGAATGGTAGAGCTGAAGCAATGAAAGGTTATAACGATGACTTAGTTATGGCTATATCAATTGGATTATGGGTTAGAGATACCGCACTTCGTTTAAGACAAGAGGGTATTGATTTAACCAAACAAGCGGTAAGTGGTATAACATCAAATACATCTCAAGGGATTTATGGTGGTAATGATACAATGAATGATAACCCTTGGAAAATGAGAGTTGGGGATGATTTTGAGGATTTATCCCAATGGTTGTAGTGTTTTGATATTTTACGATATTTATGTTATATAATGTCAAAATAGAAAACTGATAAAATAAATTATGGCAGAACAAGAATTAGATGACAGTAAAAGTTTTTTTGGTAGACTAAAGAAATTATTTTCAACAAATGCTATTGTTACCGTTGACAAAGATGGTAAGCGTAGAGTTGTTGATACGGATGAGAAGCAAATGAGTACGAACTTTGTAAATCTTAGAGATAGATATACAAAATTACAAAGGTCATATTACGAAACCAATCAGGGTGCACAATCAATGGCATACCATCAGGTTCGTAGAGAATTATTCAGAGATTATGATGCTATGGATAATGACCCAATTATAGCATCTGCATTAGATATATATTCGGATGAATCTACAACAAAGAATGAATATGGTGATATATTAGCAATCAAATCATCAAACGAAAATGTAAGTGCTATACTACATAACCTATTTTATGATATTATAAACATAGAATTTAATCTTTGGCCTTGGACTAGAAACTTAGTAAAATATGGTGACTTCTTTTTAGCATTAGAAATGGCAGAAGGTAAGGGTATTATTAATGTAACTCCATACTCTGTATATAATACGGAAAGATTGGAAGGTACTGACCCAATGAATCAAAACTATGTTAAGTTTAAAGTTGAATTAGATAGATTTGGTAAAAAGGAATATGAGAACTATGAAATAGCTCACTTCCGTTTACTATCAGATACAAACTTTCTACCATATGGTAAGGCTATGATTGAGAACGGCCGTAGAGTTTGGAAACAATTACAATTAATGGAAGATGCGATGTTAATCCATCGTATTATGAGAGCACCTGAAAAAAGAATATTCAAAATTGATATTGGTAATATTAATCCTAATGAAGTAGATAACTACATGCAAAAGATTATTAACAAAATGAAGAAAACTCCATTTGTTGATAAAAATACAGGTGATTATAATTTAAAATACAATATCCAAAACCTTACGGAAGATTTCTTCTTACCGGTTAGAGGTGGAGATAGTGGTACTTCAATTGACAACTTGTCTGGATTGGAATATACGGCAATAGAGGATATTGATTATTTAAAAGCCAAATTATTTGCAGCACTTAAAATACCTAAAGCATTTTTAGGATATGAAGAAGATGTAAATGGTAAAGCAACTTTAGCAGCACAAGATGTTCGTTTTGCTAGAACTATTGAAAGAATTCAAAGAACAATCGTTAGTGAATTATATAAGATTGCAATTGTACACTTAGCTGGACAAGGTATTGATGATTCGGAAATGACAAATTTCCAACTTACTTTAACAAACGCTTCTACAATATATGAGCAAGAGAAAGTAAATCTTTGGAGTGAGAAGGTTAGATTAGCAACTGATATGAAAGGATTAAATATGTTATCTACTGATTGGGTTTACCATAATGTGTTTGGTATGAGTGAAGATGAGATGGATATAGAGAGAGCTAAATTAGTTTTAGACCTTAAAGACCGTTTCAGATATAATTCAATTGAACAGCAAGGACAAGACCCTGCCAATCCACCACAACAACAAAATGTAGAGGAGGAGATTGAAAAAATGAAGCAGGAGATTGTTGATAATAAAGGTGGCAGACCAAGAGAGGGAAATACATATGGTAAAGATAAACATCCATTAGGTAGAGACCCATTGGGAAACAAAGAAAATGAGAAAGAGAGAAAGAGAGAAACTCGTACAAATGAATCAAATAAGAAAATAGCACAAGAATATATAAACGGAATTTCTGCAAAAAAGAAGATTTTAAGTGAAAAAACTGAAAAAACTGACCTTTTGGATGAAAATAATCTGTTAGATGACAGTAAATTTTAATAAACATTAAAAAGTTTATATTTATATGTGTTAGTTTATGTATATAGGTTAAATTATAGGGTAATTAAATGAAAAAAATAAAACATTCCAAAGTTAAGAACACTGGAGTGTTATTTGAATTATTAGTAAGACAAATAACATTGGAGGTTCTTAATGGAGATAAGACTGAGAACGCAAAACATATAGTAAAGGAATTCTTTGCCGCAGGTACTGAATTAAATAAAGAATTACGTCTTTATGATTTATTATTAAAAGAAAAATACAATTCAGAATCAAAAGCTGAAATGTTCGTTGAGACTGTATCACAGGCTCATTCTAAATTAAATGTTGTAAAGCTATCTAAAGAAAAATACAATCTTATTAAAGAAATTAATTCAAAATTTGAATTAGAGCAATTTTTAACATCTCCTATAACTAATTATAAAGTACTGGCATCAATATATAAAGTGTTTGAATCTAAAAAATCTGAAAACTACGATATTAAAGATGTATTTAATTCTAAAATTACATTAATTGAGAATATTATCTCAAGACCAACTTCAAACAAAGTTGAACCTACTTCTGATAGTACAAAACTAATAGAAACCTACAAAAAACAAGATAAAGACCTACGATTACTAACCTATAAGATTCTTGTTGAAACTTTCAATAAAAAATATACAAATTTAGATGAAAAGCAAAAGGGCTTGTTAAAAGAATATATCAATAACATGTCTAATACATCTAAATTTAAAGATTACTTAGCAGTAGAACTTCCACAAATTGTGAAAGAATTAAAAACAATTAAATCTAAAATATCAGATAAAGTAACTACAATTAAATTGTCAGAAACTATTTCTGTTTTAGAAAAAATGAAAATTGGTAAAACTGTATCTGATAATAACGTTTCATCTATCATGCTTTCTTATGAGTTAATCAAAGAATTAAAATCAAAGATAAATGTCAAATAGACTAAAAGAAATAATCAGAGGTATAGTTAAAGAAATCCAAGACGAAAAGGAATTGGAGGAAATGACTGGAACTGCTGCAGTTGCTGGATATGATACTCCTAATGCATTTTCAAAGCCAGGTCAAACTGCAAAGAAAAATAAAAGATTAGCTAATGTAACTGGTGGTGAGGTTGTTGATGATTTAGAAGAAGCAAAGGATTGGTTGAAAAACGATGTTCCTGCTAACTCTAAAAAACCATTAACAATGAAACCAACTGCAACTGATTGTAGTGATTCTGGTGAAATTGCAGATAAAAGTGGTATGATATTAGCAAAAGATGATGAGGAAGCTAGTTTAAATGAAAATCGTTGGTTAGAAATTAAAAACGGAGATGCATCCCCTAAAGCTAAAATGAGTAGAGGTATGACAAGTATCAAACAACAATTAGGTGAGGTAGAGAAATTTGTTAACTGGTATTCTAAAATAAAAAATGAGAATGGAGTTAAAAGAGATGATTACTATAAAAGAACACACAAAAGTTTACATAAGATAAAAGAAAGGTTAATGAATCTTTCAGAAAAAATTAGAACACTATAATATGAACACATCAATTACAAAATCAAGACTAAAAGAATTAGTTAAAGAAGTATTGGTAGAAGAAAACGAATATCAGGCATTCTTTCAAAAAGCTTTAGATAAAGCAGGTAAAGATATAAATGCAATGTCAGATGAAGAAAAGAAAGCTTTCTTTAATAAAATTGATTCTGCTTGGAATGGTAAGGGTGAAAAGAATGAAGGTAATGCTTTTGGAGCAGCTGTTTCTAAAGCAAAGCAAGAGGGTGATGATGAGTTTGAAGTTGATGGAGAGGAATACAAAGTAGAATCTATATCTACTGAATTACCAAAAGCTACTATACCATCTGCTGTTAAAATGAAATTAGCACAGGCAATTGATAAAATTAAAGATGCTAAATTAAACAATGTACAAAAATTACAATTAGTTGCACAGGTAGTTGATAGCTTAGGTGTTGATAAATCTCAATTAGGTACTATTGCTAATAAGATTAGAAGCAAAATGGAATCAGTAACCGAAGCAAGAGATACTGACGGAAATGAATTTCCTGAATTAGATGATATTAAAGCGGCTATCAAAAAAATAATTCAAAATGATGATGTTGAAAAGCTTTTAAGAAATAAAGTTACTGCTTATCTACAAAAAGAAAAAGGATTTACAGGAGCTGGTAATACAAATAGTAGTAGATTATACGATAAAGTAATAAATGATTTACTTAAACACTAAGAATTAAAATAAGAATGAAGAATCTTTTAATAGAAACAAAATTATTTGAGGGAAAGGTACAAGAAGATGAAGGTGGAAGAACCATTGTTAAAGGTATTCTACAAAGAGCTGGTGCTGAAAATCAAAACGGAAGAATTTATCCGAAAGAAATCCTAATGAGAGAAGCTAAGAAATATGAGGTATTCATCAAAGAGCGTAGAGCATTAGGTGAATTAGACCATCCGGATTCTACTGTAATTAACTTAAAGAATGTTTCTCACAATATTAGAGAGATTCATTGGGACGGTGATGATTTATGTGGAACTGTTGAAGTTCTATCTACTCCATCTGGTAATATCTTAAAAGAATTATTGAAAGCTGGTATCCTATTAGGTATTTCATCAAGAGGTATGGGTTCTACTCGTAACTTATCTGGAAACAAAGTAGAGGTACAAGAAGATTTTGAATTGATAGGTTGGGATTTCGTATCTAACCCATCTACACATGGTGCATTTATGGTACCTGTAAACGAATCGGTTAATAAAGGTTTACAACAAATTGGAACTGATGTTTGCGGAGACTTCTGTAAAGCACAAGACTTAATGAGAGAAATAATAACTGAAATAGCATAAGAATGGCAAAGAATTTTGATATATACGATTTCGTACACAACAATAAGATAACCTTAAAAGTTGATGGCAATAAAGGAACTACTGTAGCTAAGGCATACAATGATATCCGTAAAACTAACTTGAAAGAAGTAAAGATAGTTAATGGCAAATTCAGCATAGCTGAAAGTTTAGAAGATGGTGACAGAAAATTATCTCCGGAAGTTAAAAAACACTTCTTAGAAATTATTTCTACTTACAATACTTTTCAAGACCAAATGAGAAGACAATCTGATTTGACTGAAGTTGCAAATACTTTAGGTGCTATCGTTGAGGCTGCAAAGGAAATGACATTAAGAGAAAGTGGTGACTGGTTTGATAATGTGACTGTAAAAAGAAATATGACTGAATTAGACAAATTAGGTAAATCATTTGATAAGTTCGCTGTTGAAGCAAAATCAATGGATGAAAGATTACATTCTTTATATGAAGATATGGGTCACATCCTAAATCGTTATTATGAAATCGCTGATATCCCTGTGGATACAATGAAAGAAAGATTAGGTAAAAAGAAATAATTATGATTCGTTTAGGTGGTTTAGTATCTCAAAAAGCATTTGGTAAATTTGAAATGGGTAAAGTAATTTCAAATCCATTCGCAAACGCATTCATTAAAGAAGGAGAAGGTGAAGACCACGAAGTTTCTATGGCAAACAATTCATTAGATACTATTATTAAGATGGCTACTGAATTGAAATCTAAGATGGGAGAAAACGAAAAGGATATTCCTGCTTGGATTCAAGACCATATTACAAATGCAGAAAACTTCATTTCTCAAGCATCATCTAACTATCACGAATACGGAACAAATGAATCGGTAAATGAAGGAGCTGGTAGAGAAGCAATGGGAATTGCTGGATTTACTGGTACTCGTGCAATTGCAGTACAAAAATTTATAGATGATTTTAATTTGAACGCTAAAAAGCTTTTTAACTTTATATCTAAAGGAAAGTTAAAAGATAGAATGGACTTCGCAACAGCATTAAGTGGAAAACCTGGTAACAAATATCAAGGTAATTTTGTAGGTATGTTTGGAGAAGGTACTATAAACGAAGATTCCGAAACAAAGAGATTGGAAATGTTGATTAAAAACTTGGAAGAAACTATTAAACTATTAGTACAACAACTTAAAGATAATAAAAGTTTACCAAGCACCAAAAAAGAAAATATTAAAAAATCAATAGCACTAAACTTAGATTTAATTAACTATTATAAAAAATGGTTAAAAGATTACCAAGCAGCTGCAAACGAATCATTGGTAAAAGAAGATGGCCCTTGTTGGAAAGGATATAAGCAAGTTGGCATGAAAGATAAGGGTGGTAAGCAAGTTCCTAACTGTGTTCCAAATAAATAAATTCTAAAGAAAAGTATAGTTTTTTTACGTTTTGTAAAATTTTATATATTTATTCTTAATAATAACCTATTAATTTAGGTTTTTCTATTGGTAAATGAATACTCTCGTTCTATGAGAAGTGACCAAAACGCCAATCAAAAACATACATTGAAGTCCACAAATTTAATGACTTCAGAAATCCGATAAATAAGGAAAACAAATGGCAAGTTCAAAATTGTTGAAAGAAGCAATTGCTGATGCTAAAGCTGTACGTGAAACTGCTATCGCTAATGCTAAAATCGCACTAGAAGAAGCATTTACTCCTCGTTTACAATCTATCTTATCTCAAAAATTACAAGCCGAAATGGAAGGTGATGAAGAAGATACGGAAGATGCAGTAAATGAAGATAATGATACTTCAAGTGAAATAGCTAAAGGTGATAACAAACAACCTGCAGATAAAGCAAATTCAGCACAAACTGACCTAAGTGGAATCTCTAAACAATCTGGTGAGCCAGGTAGTGAAGGTGAAGAAACTAAAGTTAAAGACCTTACTGAAGGCGAAGATGAGTTCGGTGCAGAAGAAGAAATTCCTGCAGAAGAACCAGCAGCTTTTGAAGGTGAAGACATGGCTCCAGAAATGGACATGGATGCAACTGACGAAGATGAGTTAGATTTAGAATCTATCATCAGAGAGTTAGAAGCACAAATCGCAGGTGAAGAAAGTGAGGAAGAAATTCCTGCTGAAGCACCAGCTATGGAAGGTGAGGAAGCACCGGTTGAAGAACCAGTAGCAGCTGAACCAACTGAAGCACCAGCAGTAGAGGGTGAAGACCCA